GACACCGCTGATGACATCCGGCGCCGTGCCGGCGTCCGTTGCCTCAGCGACGATCTCAGCGCCGATCGCCGCGTCCAGCTTCTTGGCGTAGTCCTGCGCGACCAGACGCAGCCACGTCGAGATCACCGTTTCATCACCGAAATCGACCCAGATCCGATCGAAATCGGCGCCGACCGCGTGCCGGTGCGCATCGACGGACACCGGCCCGAACCCCAGATTCCCGTCCGTCGGGATCGGCGCCTTGTTCCCGGCGTAGTCGCTGATGACCGGGCCGGGTGGAATCCGCTTCCACCCGGTCAGTTTCATGCTGGTCAGCGTGCCGGTGCTGATCGCGTTCGCCCAGTCCAGCCGCACATACTCCGGGGTCCAGACCTCGCCGAGCCACTGCGGCGGGGCGGTCGCCGCGGACCCGGTCGATACCGGGGTGATGTTCGCCAGGGCCGCATTGAGCGCGGCGGCGGTCCGGCCACCGGTGACGAACTCGGCGGCGAGCTGCGCCGACGCTGCGTCCAGGGTCAGGGCCGCCGGCCGGCGCCGAGCATGGAGCGCGGCCGGCGCCCGGGCCGCCCGCACCGCGGGGGGATTCGTTGCGGGCACGTCGGTGTCTCCTTCGTTGTCGTCGCCGTCGCCGGCGTCGGGATCGGGGTCGGGATCGGGGTCCGGGCCGGTGTCGCGTTCGGCGGCGATCCGGGCATCGGAGAACGCCGGCAGCGGGACCAGTGCCACGGCGACCAGTTCGCCGGCGACCAGTTCGCCGGCGTCGTCGAGTTCGACGTTTTCCAGCTCCACACTCAGCGCGTCCCGGGTACCCTCGCGCGCTTCCAACAGGGCGGCGTCGCCGTCCGGTGTCGCGGCGATATGCATCTCGGCGACCAGGCCGTCATCGGTTTCGGTGACCGACGTCAGGTACCCGACAGGGCGGGTCCGGTCATGGCCGGCGAACACCTTGACCCGGCGGAGATCGGCGTTCCACGTCACGACGCCGGCCGATGCCCGGACCAGGCCGGCCGACGTGCGGCCGTCGGCGCCGTAGGGCAGGGCCAGGCCCCGGATCGTCCGGGCGGCCGCGGCCGGTGCGTTCGCCGCGGCCGCCGCGACAACGGCATCGGATGCGACCAGGGCCAGCCGGCGGCGCCGGGTGATCGTCAGTGCGGGCATAGCGAGACTCCTCAGTCCTGCGTCGGTGCGCCCGTTGCGGGCGCCAGAGATGTTGTCAGACTTGACGTATCGAACGCCGTGCGCTGCCCGGCCGGCACGACGGTGTCCATTGACAGGGCCGCGGTGACGGCGTCCAGATACGCCTGCAACCCGTAGTCGAGCCACTGTTGGTTACGGGCCTGCGTTGTCTGGTATTCCAGCGATGCGCCGGCCGTTGTCGCGTCGATCATCGCGCCCGGGATGTTCGCGTGCCGGGCCACGTCCAGCGCGGCGGCGTTCCGGCCGCCGATCAGCAGGTCGCCGGAGTCCAGCGGGTACTGCGTGAGTTCCAGCGCGCTGTTGGTGAACAGAACACCGGTGTTGTCCGCCAGGGCCCGTTTCACCTCCCCGACCAGCTCGGCGCGTTCGGCCGGTGTCAGCGTGATGTCGGTCGTTTGGTGCACACCGAGCCGGAACGGTGTCCGGGCGACGTCGGCCGCGGTCAGTTCCAGCGACCCGGCCGCCCGGATCGTCCCGGCGCCGAACGTCAAGATTCCCTCGTGCGGGCCCTGGATCAGCACCACGGCATCGGAGTCGAACGGTTGCCCATCCTGGTCGACCAGGTTCCCGTCGGTGTCGACGTCCCACGCACCGAACGGCACCCGCACCATCCGCAGCGGGAACCGGCGGCCGGCCGCGTCCGGGGCGGTGCGGCGGGTCACCAGCCACAGCGACCAGCCGGAGAACAGCAGATCATCGACGGTGGACAGCATCCGTTGGAACGGGGACTGCCCGGTGTACAGGCCGTACCGCAGCCGGGCGACGTCGTCCAGGTCGCCGAGCTGCCCGTCGGTCCCGTAGCACCAGTAGGGTTGCTCGGCGTCCGGCAGCCGGGTCGCGCCGCGGAACGTTTCCAGCGGCAGCCGGGCCGCCGTTGCGCAGATCAGGTGACGGGCCCGGGACACCGCCGGCACCGCCATCGCCTCACCACGGGTCATCGGCCGCGGCGTCGCATCCGGCCAGAGATCCGGCACGACAACACGTTCCAGGAAAGACCCGTCCGACCACGGCGACAGGATGCTCGTCGACGGGACCGACATCGCCAGGGCCGCGGTCCGGCCGAGCCACCCGCCGATCACGACGCCGCCGCGCGTTCCCGGCGGCGCCGGCCGACCAGCGGGTGAGCGTCAAGGACGTGGCGGTCGACCGCCTGATCCGCCCGGGTCTGCGTCGACCACGGGCCGTCCCGCCACCCGCACCGGTCGCAGATCGCGACGTAACTGCACAACGAGCAGTCGACCCGGGAGATTCGGCGCACGGCACACGGTCTATCACCCGGGCACGACATCAGTGTGATTCAGCCGGCGGCGAACGCCGGCCGGACCGGGGCCGCCGGCCGGTGGGTGTGCGCCCACAGGGCCAGGGTCCCGGCGACCAGCGGCGCCGACGTCGCATCCCGGGCCCATCCCCACGCGTCGCCGATCGGCCGGCGGGTCGCGGCCGCGGCCGCGGCGTCCAGGTCCGGGTCGCCCCGGTGCCACACCGTGCGGTCGCCGATACGGTCCAGCAGGCCGGCGCACGCCGCGGTGTAATCCCGGGTGGTCACCTGGTCGACAGGCACGTCCAGCCGCCGGAGATCGTCCACCACGGTCAGCACCGGGCCGGCGGAATCGGCGAGCACCGGGCGGCCGGTGTCGGTCCGCAGCCGGGCCAGGGCCGGCGCCGCCCACGCCGTCCCGGGCCGGCACGCGACCAGCTCGAGAACAGGAACACCGCCGGCGGCCGCCGGCCAACACGCGACGATCGCCGAGCTGGACCGGTCCCGGGCGACGTCGACGCCGAGCGCCGGCGCCACGGCGAGATCCGGGACGGCGTCCCGGTGCCGGATCAGCGCCCACTGCGGCGCCGGGATGATTTCCAGGGCCGACGCCGTCCGCGCGTTGCCGTAGGCCCGGGCGAACTCGGACGCACCCAGGATCGGGAGCTGGTCGACAACGAACTGCCGGCTGATCGTGTGCCCGACGGCCGGGTGCGCGGCGATCACCGCGTCCAGGTCGTTCGGGTCGCCGTCGTCGCCGATGCCCCATTCGGCGTAGGTGACGGCCGGGTCACCTGCGCGGCCGCGGTCGACCCACCCGTGGAACCACGTCGACCCGGTCAGCGTGCCCATCGTGGACAGCAGGATGGTCTGAGCACCCGGCCGGGTCGCCTGCGTCGGGCTGATCGCCTGCATGAGTTCGGTCCCGCGGAGCGGGTCGAATTTCCAGGCTTCGTCGACGATGACCAGGTCAGACTGTTTAGAGTGCAACGCGTCCCGGGTCGGTGGGAACGGCCGGAACGTCGACCCGTTAGGGAACGTCAGGCACTCGGACCCGTTGGTCCACTTGGCGGCGATGTACCCGGACAGCGGGCTGGACTCGGCGCACAGCAGGGCGGCGACCTCCGCCCACTTTTCCCGGGCCACGCTGCCCGTTTGCGCGGTGTACCAGACGCGTTGACCGGGCGCGTCCAGTAGGCACCGGTCGACGGCCAGCGCCTGGATCAGGGTCGTCTTCCCCGCTTGTCGCTGGACGGTCAGCACGGAGAACGGGTTAGACCGCAGCCCGGTCGCCGGGTCGAACTCGGCGAGTAGGTCGGTTGCGGTGTGCTGCCACGGCATAAAAGGGTGACCCAGGGCGGCGGCCAGCCGGCCGACCCGGGCGCCGTGCGACGGCCGGGACCGGGCGGTGATCTGCCGCGGGTCAGCCGTCACCAGCGGCCGCCGCGGCGTCGCCCCGGACCTCAGCCAAGAACCGGTCGAACGGGTCATCGACCGGCGGCGGTGCGTCGTCGAGTAGCCGGAACCCGACCAGCAGTTCCAGCATCACCCGGGACGCGCCGGAAATCTGCGTCGCCCGCCGAGCCTGCCGGGCCAGGTCGACGGCGTGCGCCTGGTCCAGCAGGGTCTGCCGGACCACCAGCGACACCGCCCGGCCGGCGGTCTGCCAGGCGCCGATCTGCGCAGCCATCGCCGAGCGGGCGGCGCCCGGGTCGGCGTCGACGGAGAACAGCGGTTCGGTCATAACGGAATCCTCCCGGGATCGGGGGCCGGCCGGGTCCCGGGGCGACACGGATACCCGGGCGGGGCGCCATCCGAACCCGTTCCGGCCGGCCCGTCCGTCAGTGTGACACGGCCGCCCGTCATCCGGCCCGTTTCCGCAGGTCCGGGTGTGTTTCTCGACCACCCGTTTTATTCCGGCCCGGCGGGGGATGAAAGGTCAGG